TCTCCTGGGAAAAGCCCCAGAAAGGGTGTTCTAAAGGGTCGATGGGGGTCGTAACTACTCTGAAACGAGGTGAAACAGGTGTCCAACACACCAAAACGACGCCGAAAGCCGGCTCAAACGGTTGAGGACCGAGAGAACGAGCTCGTCAAGAGCGCCGCAGACCTCGCAGCAAAGCAATTGCTGGAAGGCACAGCATCTCCATCAGTCATCACACACTTCTTACGCTTGGGTTCCGTTCGTGAACAACTCGAACGGCAAAAGTTGATGAAGGAGAACGAACTGATGGAAGTGAAGATGGCCGCCATCGAAGCTAGCGAACGCCGTGAACAGGAGTACGCAGAGGCTATCAACGCTCTCCGAAGGTATAAAGGTGAAACCCTCGAATAACTCCCCCAAGACATACCACGAGATGCTCCAATACATCACTCTCGAAGATCGTATTCGGTATCTCCGTCTTGGGGGAGCGGTGAGTCACGCTACCTTTGGCGGAAAGCGGATGGCTAACCAAGACTTCTACAAGTCACGTGAGTGGGCACAAGCCCGTAATCATGTGATCTCACGAGATAACGGTTGCGATTTGGCGCTGTCCGACTATCCAATCTTGGATCGGATACTGGTACATCACATAGTACCAATAACCATGCAAGATTTGGCAGAAGGTTCAGACAAATTACTAGATCCTGAAAACTTGGTATGCGTGTCTCACAATACGCATAACCTCATCCACTACGGAACTGAGGATACCACACCAAGGGAATACCAGGAACGACAACCGGGTGACACAAAACTCTGGTGAAAGGAGATAAGATGACCCGACGAACCCCAGAACAATACGATTGGGGTACACTTGAATTTGATGAAACACTACTAGATTTACACTACACCCCACACGGCTTCCGAACGATTAAGTTTACGGTCATTCATCACATGACTGTTGTCGATCGAGACGGAAACGGACCGGATACCCTAGATGCTTGCTTTAATATCTGGCAAGATCGAGAAGCTTCTGCACATTACGGCGTGGACCACGACAAAGTTCGTCAGTATGTGTACGATTCCGATATTGCTTGGGCTACTGCTAATGCAAATGGCAACAGCCATGGTATCTCTATTGAGCATGCTAATAGCACAGGCGCCCCAGATTGGCGTGTCGATCCTGAAACGATGGAGACAGGCGCAAAACTTGTCGCTCACCTCCACAAGTTCTATCGACTAGGCCGACCCGAAATCGGAGTGAACGTTTTCCGTCACATGGACTTCTTCGCTACCGGTTGCCCCGGCCCGTTCCTTGGTGGAAGCCAGTATCACAACTACGTCAACCGAGCTGCTCAGATCTACGACGAGATCACCGGTGCAAAACCCGCTGGTCCAGTCCCGCTACCTACTCCGAAGGTCCGCCCTTCACAAGACGAGGTAGTCAACATGGTGATCCGAGGCCAGTACGGCAACGGCGCAGAACGGTTCCAACGGTTGGAGCGTGAGGGGTGGGACCCGCTGGAGATTCAGCGGATCGTGAACGAACGGCTGTCATGATGGGCAGTGCTTTACAAGACGTGAAGAAACTCCTCAACGTCCCCGCTGACAACACGGACTTTGACGTGGACATTAAAAGTTTGATGAACTCCTCCCTAGCCGTGGTGTTCCAAGTTTGTCCGGCTATCAAGAAGTCCAGTCCAGTTGTCTCGGGGACCGAGGCGTGGTCCGACCTGTATGACATCGACGAGCCCAAAACTACGACCCCGCAAAACATCATTGCAAGTTTCATTGAGACGTTTGTGACTATGGACGCTCGGTTGAAGTTTGACCCGTCGATTAACACAGCTGTGAAGGAGGCCCATCAAGCTTGCCGAGATGAAATGATATGGAGGTTGAGCGTTGTTTGAGCTAACACCACAATACCACGACGAACTCTATCACTACGGTGTCCCCGGTATGCGCCGAGGAGTTCGCAAAGCTCGTCCACGAAGCGGTATGCCGAGGGACAGTGTTGGTGTAGACTGGCGTGGGCGTCCGGTTACGCCTCGTACCCATGATCTGTATTACCATCCGGGTACTGGACAGTTTGTCGCAAAACGCAAATTGACCAAGAAGCAGAAGGTGCTCCGATACGGCGCCAGGGCAGCTATTGGCGCAGCGACAGGCGCCCTTGCTTATCGCACTATGATGTTAAATGCCCGTCACGGTGATGATTACTCTGATGAACTCTACCACTACGGCATCAAGGGCATGAAGTGGGGTCGTAAAAATGGTCGACAGAAAAACATGAAGTGGCGACGGCGAGGTCTTCGGTTACAACGGGAACCCGTAGTTCGGTCCAAAGAGCGTAAACAATCTGACGCTCTTGCTGGCAAGGTGAAAAACACCGGAATCACTTCGCTTTCTAACAAAGAGCTTCGGACGTTGACCGAACGAATGCGACTGGAGAATGACTACCGACGAACAGCAGACAACCCATACAAGACGCGAGCTCGACAAAAAGGCGAAGACATGTTCTGGAAGGGTGCTGGTGCCCTCGGTGGTGTTGCACTAGGCACATTCGGTACAATCGCAGCTAAAAACCTGAAGAGCAAAGACCAAAAGAAGCGAATCGCTGCCGGTCTTAAAGTTGCCAAAGCCGTGACTGGGTGGTAGCCAATGGCTCTATCGAACACAGCTACCCCAAAGTATTACGGCATCTTCCGTGAGAAAGTACTTCGGGGTGAGATTCCGGTCTGTAAAGAAATCTCTATGGAGATGAACCGTATTGACGCGCTGATAGCAGACCCGAAGTACTACTACGATGATTCTGCTATCGACGGGTTCATTGAGTTTGTTGAATCCGAGATGACTCTTACCGATGGTTCTGATGTGTTCGTCATGGACTCGTTTAAACTCTGGGCGGAGCAGCTGCTTAGCTGGTACATCTTTGTGGATCGGTCAGTGTATGTTCCTCGTCCGGGGAACCGTGGGGGTCGCTATGTTCGGAAGCGTGTGAAAAAGCGTCTGACGCTCAAACAGTATATCATCGTGGCTCGTGGTGCCGCCAAGTCGATGTACGCTTCGTTTCTGCAAGCGTATTTCCTCACGGTCGACACCACAACCACTCACCAGATTATCGTGGCCCCCACGATGCCGTTGGCAACAGAAACAATCCAGCCGATCAAGACAGCAATGATTCGTTCCAAAGGGCCGTTGTTTAAGTTCCTTTGCATGGCTGGTTTCACGCCTCAAGCAGCGGGTCGAAAAGCCGAGAAGAACAAACTCGCCCCCACCAAACGGGGTATCGAAAACTTCTTGACTAACTCACTGCTTGAGGTTCGACCGATGCGTATTGACAAGCTTCAGTCAATGCGTACAAAGATAAACACCGTCGACGAGTGGCTGTCGGGAGACGTCAAAGAGGATGTTATCGGCGCCATCGAACAGGGAGCTTCCAAGAACGAGGATTACATTATTCTCGCTATTTCGTCGGAAGGTACGGTTCGTAACAGCGTTGGTGATACCATTAAACTGGAACTCCAAGATGTTCTGAAAGGTAATTACCTAGCCCCGCACATTTCGATCTGGCACTATCGTCTTGACGATATCAAGGAAGTCGCTGACCCAGCTATGTGGGTTAAAGCGAATCCGAACATTGGCATCACGGTAACTTACGAGACATACCAGAAAGACGTAGAACGAGCGGAACAAGTCCCCGCTGCACGAAACGACATCCTGGCAAAGCGCTTCGGCATCCCCATGGAAGGGTATACGTATTTCTTCACTTACGAAGAAACGTTACCACATACAAAGAAACAATACTGGGGTATGCCGTGCTCGATGGGTGTCGATTTGTCACTCGGGGATGACTTTACGGCGTTCACGTTTTTGTTCCCTCTTCAGCGGAGTATGTTTGGCGTGAAGACTCGATCTTATATCACTGAACGCACCCTGATGAAGCTTACTACTGCTCGGCGTCTTAAGTACGAAGAGTTCATCGAGGAAGGCACATTAATTGTCATGGACGGCACCGTGTTAGACATGATGCAAGTTTATGACGATCTGGATGCTCATATCCAAGAGTGTCAATACGACATTCGTTCTGTTGGGTACGACCCATATAATGCGCGTGAATTTATCGAACGATGGACGACCGAGAATAGTGAGTGGGGGGTCGAAAAGGTTATCCAAGGTGCTAAGACCGAATCGGTACCACTCGGTGAGTTGAAGAAGCTTGCAGAAGATCGTTCGTTACTCTTTGACGAAGCACTCATGACGTTTGGCATGGGTAATGCTATCGTCATGGAGGACACGAACGGCAACCGTAAAATTCTGAAACGACGGTATGAAGAAAAGATTGACAACGTGGCGGCTCTCATGGATGCTTACGTTGCATACAAGTTAAATCCTGACAGTTTTGAATAGGAGGATACATGACAAACATGGAACTTTATCACTACGGCGTGAAAGGTATGCGCTGGGGTCGGCGTAAGGCACGACCTAAGATGTCTGCTTCCGCACGAATGGCACGACGCCGGAAGATTGTAAAAGGTGTCGCTCTTGGTGTCGGTGCAGCAGCTTTGGGTTATGGCGCTTATCGGTATGGTAAGAATCCGGTCAACCGAGCAAAACTATATACACACTACAGCAACGCTCGTCTGAAGGGCGGCGATGCTGTCGATATGGTTCGAGCTCACGGTGTGAAAGGTGCTGCTCGGGAAACGTATCGGAAGCTTAATGGTCCTGCCGCAAAAGCTCGACGAGAAGTTGCTCGGATGCAGCGAGGCGATCGGCTGCACGACGCTGCGGGTCAAATCGCAAACCTAGGCGCTCAAGCTAAATACTTGGGTGTTCGAGGTAGTGCTCGGGCAGTAGGCAACGCCGCCAAAACTACTGGTAAAGTTGTAGGGTATGGCGCACGAGTGACTACGAACGAAGTCGGTAAAGCTGCTAAGAAACGTGCTGGCGCCGCAGCAAGTGCAGCGGGTAGTTATGTCTTGGGTGGTAGCCATTCTAAGACCCGTGCTAACCTTCGCTCAGCAGCTTCTTCCGCACGAGGCGCGGGTCAGAAACTTCGGCAAGGTCGAGCAGCCGCTGAGATGGCTGCGGATATTTACCGGTCTCGTCGTAAGTACCAGGGCAAGCACGCTGCGCACTTCGCTTATGACAGCCCCGGTGAAGCGCTGTACCACTTCGCACTCGACCCATACGGTCGGTACGCCATCTTGTAACTGATAGAAAGTAACAACGCTCTTGTCATTTACAGAAAAACTGAAACACGCTTGGAATGCTTTCCGTGATCCGCCAAATCCTCCATCAAATGTTGGAGGTTGGGCACAGTACGGTCCCTCACGGCGTTTTTTGAGTTTTACTGGTGCTGACCGTTCATTTGTGAACTCTATCATTACTCGCATGGCTATTGACGTAGCTTCTGTTGAGTTTTTACACGCTCGTACTGATGAGAACGGCGGCTATCTGGAGACCATACCATCTGGACTTCAGAACTGCCTTAACATCGAAGCAAATACAGACCAAGCCGCACGTGCTTTCAAACAGGATCTAGCTATCACACTGTTTAAGAAGGGTGTTGCGGCTGTTGTTGCTGTCGAGACTGACATTTCACCATTGAAATCTGGCGGTTTCGACATAAAGTCCTTACGTGTTGGGGAAATCGTCAACTGGTATCCTCAGCACGTAATGGTTGACTTGTATGACGAGCGTGACGGACAACATAAACAAATCACGTTACCAAAGAGTACTGTTGCGATTATCGAGAACCCGCTCTATGACATCATGAATGAGCCGAACAGCATGTTCCAACGACTTGCTAAAGCTCTTCGGATGATGGACGGGATCGAAGATGACCTCAGTAGTAAGAAATTGGATGTGATTGTCCAACTTCCATATGTTGTGAAGGGCGAGAACCGTCGTCAACAAGCGGAGAACCGTATTCGTGATATCGAAATGCAGCTTCGCAAGACTGACTTCGGTATTGCCTACGTTGACGGCACGGAGAAGATTACACAATTGAACCGTGCTGTCGAAAGCAACATCCTTCCAAGGATCGAATGGCTTACAAAGCAAGTACAAGCTCAGCTTGGTTTGACGACCGAGATTCTGGACGGTACAGCAGCCGAAACAGCGCTGTTGAACTATCAGAATCGTATCATAAAGCCGGTAGCTGACAGTATTGCTGAAGAGTTGTCTCGAACATTCCTCACCAAGACTGCGCGCACTCAGCGACAGACGGTGTTGTACCTTCGACGCCCATTCGATCTCGTACCAATGGAGAAGATCGCTGACATAGCAGACAAGTTCACTCGAAACGAGATTCTGTCTGCCAATGAGGTTCGAGCTATCATCGGTATGCGTCCTTCGACCGATCCCAAGGCGGACGAGCTTTACAACGCTAACATGCCTTATGATGACACCTATCCAGGTGGCGAAGAGGCTGAAGAGGAAGACATGGACCCGTACGCTCAGCCGGAGGAGTACCCACCCGAGTACGATCCCGATCAGTATCAGTAGCTCAAAATGGAAAGGAAATTATGCGACCAGACTTTAGCGGGTATGCTACTCGCGCTGGTATTCGGTGTTCTGATGGTCGCACTATTCTACCTGACGCCTTCAAAGACAATGACGGCTCAACGGTACCATTGGTGTGGCAACACGGACACCACGATCCCGACAACGTGCTGGGGCATGCCGCCCTAGAGAACCGGGATGATGGGGTGTACGCCTATGGTTTCTTCAATCATACGGCAAAAGCCCAGAATGCAAAACAACTAGTTCAACACGGTGACATCACGAGTCTTTCGATCTACGCAAACCAGTTGGTCGAAAAGGAAAAGAACGTGATGCACGGTCAAATCAGGGAGGTTAGCCTAGTGCTATCAGGAGCCAACCCAGGCGCAAAAATTGATAATGTGGTCCTCCGCCATAGCGATGGCGGAGAGACTGAATTGCAAGACGAAGCGGTCATCTACGGCGGTACGCTGTCTCACGGTGACGGCTATTTGATGCATGACGACGATGATGAATCCGAAGACATTCAAGCGGTCCTCGACAGCTTGACACCGGAACAACAGGAAATCGTCGGAGCCCTGCTCGAAAACGCAGCCGCACAAGGCTACGAAGCTGGTGTCGAAGATGCCGTTGACGAAGACGACTTCTACGACGAGGATGAAGGCGAGTACGAGGATGACGACTACGACGACGATGATTACGACTACGAAGAGGACGACTTCACACCCGAAGAACTCGCACAATACGATTACAACGGAGACGCATACATGGGTAATGTATTCGACCAAGGCCGACTAGCCCCGAGTGGTCGCCGGCCTGTTTTGTCTCACTCGGACATGGCCGATGTGTTCAAAGACGCCCAGGAGGTGGGCTCGCTCAAGGAATCCGTGCTGTTCCATGCTGACCAGTTCGGTATCACCAATATTGACCTTCTGTTCCCACAAGCTAAGGACTTCCAGAACAAGCCGGAGTTTATCAAGCGTCGGACAGAGTGGGTCGATGGTGTGATGAACGGCGTCACCAGCGCTCCGTTTACTCGGGTTCGTTCAGTACACGCAGACATCACCCAAGATGAAGCCCGAGCCAAGGGTTATATCAAGGGTACGATGAAGAAGGACGAGTTCTTCGAGCTGAAGAACCGCTCCACCGGTCCGACCACGGTGTATAAGCGCCAGAAGGTGAACCGGGACGACATGCTGGACATCACCACTTTCGACGCCGTGGCTTGGATCAAGGCTGAGATGCTGCTGATGCTCCATGAGGAAATTGCTTCGGCAATTCTGTTTGGTGACAACCGCGATATTGAGTCCCCGGACTATATCAACGCCAAGAACATCCGTCCTATCGCTACGGATCATGAGTTCTTCACCCATCGTCTTGAGATCGCTCAGAACGATATTGGTACTGACGCCATGATCGAGCTCATCGACACCAGCCGGCATTTCTACAAGGGTTCTGGCCAGCCAGCACTCTATACCACCGAGTCTGTCCTTGGTAAGCTGCGTTGGATCAAGGACAAGGATGGTCGTCGGATTTACCCCAACGACCAGGCTATCGCAGACGCCATGCGTGTCTCGAAGATTGTCACTGTCGAAACCATGGAGCGGGTCCCGAACCTGGTTGGCCTTATCGTCAACTTGTCGGATTACCAGGTTGGCACCGACCAGGGTGGTAAGCTCGGCATGTTCGACCAGTTCGATATCGACTACAACCAGCACAAGTACCTGATTGAAACTCGTATGTCAGGTGCGCTGGTTCGGGCAAAGTCGGCTATGGCTCTGTGGAAGACCGGTTCGCCTGCTGCTACTGGCGACGGTCCTACCAACAAGCTCGATCCGAGTCGTCTGCTAGCTGACCAGCGTCACACCAAGAAGGCTGGCGGCGGTGGCGGAACCCCCGTTCCTCCTCCAGGCGGCTAAGCTCAAAATGGGAAGGTTGAATCATGACACGCTTTAGCGGCGCTGTCGGATTCGGCGAGCCTATCGAGATCGACGAAGGTGTATACGACGTGAAGGTAACTGAGCGTCAAGCTTTTGGCGACGTCGTTCGATCATACCGCAATAATCAAGATGTTGGTAAACTCAACGCCAACATTAATTTTGATATGGCGGTATCCGTCGTCGCCGACGACTACCTCAAGGATCATTTAGACCTAGCGGTCTATGTTCGGTGGGGTACTCTGTATTTAGCAGTTACGTCTGTGGAGATGAATCATCCACGCATCACTCTTACGCTGGGAGGTGTGTGGCATGGACCGAAGGCGGAACTTACACCTTAAGCTTGAACAGATAGCGGGGGCTGGTGTACCTGTGTTGTATCAGCCCCCGTCGATGCATAAGCTCACGTATCCGTGCATACTCTATCAATACGACGGAACCGGAGTGAAACACGCTGATAACAAAAAGTATCATCGTGCTAGTCGCTATCAAGTCACTTTGATTGCGCGCAAACCTGATCCGGCTCTTGTTGAAGAGATTTCCAATATGGAATATTGTACGTTCCAACAATGGTTTGCTAAAGACGGCTTGAACCATTACGTCTTTAGTATCTACAATTAAGGAGAACTAATGGCCAAACTAACATGGGACAACGTTGGCGAACGTAAGTTCCAGACTGGTGTGAACAAGGGTGTTCTCTACCCTTATAACGCTACGCAGAAGACCTACGCAGCTGGTGTTGCATGGAACGGTCTTACCAAGGTTACTGAAAGCCCCTCTGGCGCTGAAGTCACCGATATCTACGCAGACAACATCAAGTATCTTGGCTTGATGTCGGATGAGAAGTTCGGTGGCACCATCGAGGCTTACACCTACCCCGACGAGTTCGCGGCTTGCGACGGTTCGGCTACGATCGGTGGAGCTTTGGTGACGCAGCAGACCCGTAAGATGTTCGGTTTCTCGTGGCAGACTCGAATTGGTAATGACACCGAGGGTGTGGACTTTGGCTACGACATTCACATTGTGTGGAGTGCCCTAGCGAAGCCCTCGTCCAAGGATCACAGCACGATCAACGATTCGCCCGAGGCTGTTACCATGTCTTGGGAGATTTCCACCACCCCGGTAGCATTCAAGGACGATGGTGACTTCAAGGACCTCAAACCGACGGCTCACCTTATCATCCCATCCAAGACCGTGAAGAAGGAGAACCTAGCCGAGCTGGAGAAGAAACTGTATGGCACCGAAAACGATCCGCCTACTCTTCTCAGCCCCGAAGAAGTTCTCACGATCGTGAAGAAGCCGTAACATGACGTTAGAACTTGATGTCGTTACCCGTCACAACTTCGACGGTGCCCGAAATCAGTTCTTGCCAGTGACGATCCACCTCAAGATGTGTCATAGTCTCGTCAGCATCTCAAAATGGGAAGAGAAGTACCAACGACCCTTCCTAGTGAGTGACGATGACAAGACGCAGGAAGAGCTGCTGGATTACATTTCGATGATGGTCGTTAACAAACTCCCTCGCAAAGCTATTGATGAAGCTATTTCAGCTATCACAGCAGAGCAGATGAGTCTCGTTAACGACCACATCGCCTCACGAGCCAGTGCTACAACGTTTTCGGACAGTGGTACTGGCTCTTCGTCAACTGAGATCATCACCTCAGAGCTTATCTACTACATGATGTTCGCTAATGGTATCTCGAAGGAATGTGAGACGTGGCACATTAACCGTCTTCTCGCATTGATTCGCATCTTCGGCATCAAGAACTCACCTGAGAAATCTAAGAAACTTTCACAAGCTGAGATCATGGCTCGTAACCAGAAACTCAACGCTGAGCGTCGAGCACAGTGGGGGACGAGCGGATGACGAAGCTGAATTGGGACGAACGTTTTTTCACAGAGGGCTGTAGCCGAGGTGTGCTATACCTCAGCGAGTATGCAGTGAAAGCCTGGGCCTGGCATGGACTTATCTCAGCTACTGAAAAACGCCAAGCCGAGATGACTTCGTTGTATTACGAAGGTCGAAAATGGGGTGCTATCGCTGGCAACATCGAGCGAGAACTGAAGATCAGTTGCTATACTTATCCACCAGTTTTGGATCAACGCATGGGTATAGTACCCAAAGCTGTTGGTATCTACGCTGATGAAGGTCGGCCTAAAACATTCGGTTTCACGTTCCAGTCGCTAGATAGTAACGGTCATCGGCATGTGCATGTGTATCCAAATCTGTTAGCCAACCCATCTGAGCGAGAACACCGCACCATCAAAGAAACCCGAGATCCGCAAACAATCGGCTTCGACTGTCAAGTGGTTCCTCAGAGTTTTAAGGGTACAGGTTATGTGACACCGTATTTTCGGATAGACCTAGACTCTTTAGATTCTGAAGATCTGAAAACCGCTACAGAAGCTTTGTATGGTTCTGACAGCGGTGATGCCTCGATGGATAAGATACTGTCGTTCATTGTCGCTAAGATGGGCGGTAAGCCGAAGTGGAACCCAGAAGCCGTCGACCAAGATCAATGGTCGTTTAACAGTACTGAGGGTAACTTCCGATGGATCAACGAAGCTGACGGCGAGTTCGAGATCGACATTTAGGAGAAACTATGGCTAAAATTGTAACGCTTACTAAAGGCGGAATCGAAAAACTCATCAAAGCTGCCGGCACTGTTTCGCCGACTTCGCAGAAACTAGCTCAGTATGATGGTAACGGTTGCATCGCCACTAACGATCCTCGTTTCGCTTTGGATTGTGTGAACAAATCATACCTCGAAAGCAAACTCAACGGTCTTGGCGGCGGAGGTGGTTCCGCATCCGGTACGAGCACGCCAACAGCTAATAAGATTGCTGCATACGACGAAAATGGACGGTTGCACTCCACACCAAAACCGGAAAACGACAACTTCATTATACAAAATGAAGTTGTCACCTTCTCCGATCTTACCAATCCACGGCTAAACGACGCCTACCGTTACTTTTTTGAGTTTAAAAATTCTGTTACACCGTTTCGCGTTAAACTTACCTCGGCTGATCCTATCACCGGAGGCCGAGTTAATCTTCCGATTCCTGGTAGCGATTTTCAATGGATCACCCGTACTACCGGTGCTGGTGGGGGTTATGAGTACGAACTACGAGCCGGAAACGCTTACCAAGTCAGTTGGTCCATCTATGGTAAAGCTTATTTCCGGTCTTACAACCTGTTTGAGGACGGAACGGGATTTTGGAACGTTTCCGGTACTGGAGAGAACTGGAAGTCTGAAACTGTCATCATCTGGCGTAAGAACGGTAAACCTAACATTTGGCTTGAACACAACGGATGGCAAACAGGTCCCGGGCGTATTGCGGTTTTGAGTATTCTACCCCTTTACAATGTGTATATCTAATGTTCAAGATCGAAAAGTCAGGCGACCTTACCAAAACATTTGACTTTCTCAAACGTATGTCCTCAGACGAACTCTTCCAAAGCCTCAGCCGCTATGGTCAAAAGGGTGTGAAAGCATTATCCGCAGCCACACCCCAAGACACAGGGAAGACCGCTTCGTCTTGGGAGTACAAGGTCAAAATGGGAAGGAAACCTAGTATCACTTGGTATAACACCAATGTGGTGAACGGGTTCAAGGTCGCTGTCGGTATTCAAATCGGGCACGGCACCGCTGGGGGCGGCTATGTCCAGGGGATTGACTACATCAACCCCGCATTACGCCCCCTGTTTCAAGAAATTGCTAACGAAGTTTGGAAGGAGGTCACCCGCTAATGGCGACCATCGACGAGCGCGTCGTTGCGATGAAATTCGACAACACGCAATTCAAGGCCAAGTCGCAAGAGACTATCGCCGATTTACAGAAACTAGAGTCAACTATCGACTCTGGAGCTACGAAGAATCTCGGTAGCGCTTTAGGTTCGACATTTTCAAATGCCTTGAGGGTGGTCGATTCATCAACTGGTGGTATTCTTTCCAGTCTGGGGCTTATCCAGAAGTCGGCGTCCGATGTGGACATGTCCGGGTTGTCTAACAGTGTGGAGGACGCTACAAGCAAATTCTCTATGCTGGAGAACATTGCTGTAGGGGCGCTCCACAGCATCGGCGCCAAGTTAGCCGACAGTGGTCTGAATGTAGCCAAAGCATTTACCGTTCAAGGTGCTATGGACGGCTTCAAAGAGTATGAATTGCAGATTAACTCAGTTCAAACTATTTTGGCCAACACCCAATCTAAGGGTAGTACTCTTGCAGACGTCAACAAAACTCTCGATGACTTAAACGCATACGCGGACCGAACCATCTATAACTTCGGCGAGATGACCAAGAACATCGGTACATTCACCGCAGCTGGTGTTGGTTTGGAAGACTCGGCCAAAGCAATCAAGGGTATCGCTAACTTGGCTGCTCTGTCTGGTGCAAACTCAGAAAAAGCTTCCAGCGCTATGTACCAGTTATCCCAGGCTATCGCTGCCGATAAAGTCGGCTTGGAGGACTGGAACTCTGTGGTGCACTCCGACATGGGCGGCGAGATATTCCAGAAGTCTTTGTTTGACACGGCAAAGGCTATGGGTACACTCAAAAACGCGGGTAACATGACGTTCGAGGAATGGACCAAAAGCTATAAACCATTCCGAGAAACCTTAGCTGACGGATGGCTCACCGGTAAAGTCCTCACCAAAACTTTGGAGAAATTTACGGGAGATCTGAGTGACGAACAACTCCGTGAACAGGGGTACACTGAAGAACAGATTGCCCAGATCCAAAAATTAGCACAAACAGCTAATGGTGCGGCTCAGGACGTTAAGACTTTCACCCAGATGATCGGTACCATCAACGAATCAATTGGTTCGGGCTGGGCTCAGTCTTGGCGTATTATTATCGGTGACTTTGAAGAAGCCAAAGTTTTGTGGACTCGGGTTAGCAAAGTCATTTCTGGTGCTGTAGACCAATCAGCCAAAAGTCGTAATGAACTACTCCAAGGCTGGAGCGATGCAGGTGGGCGTACCATCGTCATTGATTCTTTGGTACGAATCTTTAATGGTTTGTACAGCATAGTAGGGCAAGTGGGTCGTGCTTTCTCTCAGATATTCCCGCCCATGACTGTCGCTCAGGTTGTGAAACTCACGCGAAGTTTCGAGGACCTGTCCTACAAACTAACACCTTCTATCGAAACGGTTGTGAATCTCGGTAGGACATTTAAAGGTTTCTTTGCGTTACTACATATCGGTTGGTCGTTAATTAAAGCTGTCGGCTCTATGATAGCTAAGATTTTCGGTGCTTCTGGTGGTGCAGCTGGCGGAATCCTCTCCATGACGGCTTCGCTAGGCGACTTCCTGGTGAAGCTTGATGAGAGCATTCAAAATGGGAAGCTGTTTGAGAACATCTTCGGCAAGGCTGGAACGTTTATTGCTGGTGTATTCGAGTGGATCGGTAAATCGGTCGATGACACCAGCGTAGCCTGGGGTAAATTCCTAGACTTCGTTCATAAAGTAGCAAACGGTCTCATCAAGATTTTTAACATCCTGTCCTCAGGGAAGTACAAAGACGGTACTTTCATGGGGTTGAAGAGCGATGCCGGTTTCATCAAGTTCCTCATCAAGGTTCATGATTTAGTTGTGTCGTTTATCGACAAGATTAAATCGTTCTCGTTCCTTGACTGGTTCAACGTCAGCGCTGGTATCGGTGGCGTGGGTATTTTGGCTCTCTTCGCCAAGATCGTTTCTCAACTGAAGGCTATCATGGCCTTGAAGGAAAAGATTCCGTTCTTGAACGGTGAGGGGCTCAAGGGACTCTTCGCTATGCTCCGCGGTGGCGGAGGTGATGGAGACGAGAAGGGTGGTAAAGATGCTCCTGGTATTGTCGAGCAGCTTACTGGTGCCTTTGAGAAGATGCAACAGGCCCTCAAAGCTCGTGCCCTGCTGCAAATCGCTGCTGCTATCTTGGCCTTGGCTGCGGCTGTTCTTATTCTTTCGTCAATTGACGGTGGAAAGCTAGCTCAAGCCACAGCGGCAATCGGCGCTCTCATGGCGGAGTTGATGTTAGCCTTAGCGGGCATGACGTTTCTCACCAAGGGAAGCGGTTTCGTCAAGCTAGCTGGCATCGCTGGCGCTATCGTTGCCATTTCGGCTGCGATAGTTATTCTCGCTGGCGTCATGAAACTCATGTCCAAGATGTCATGGGAGGAGATCGGTAAAGGTCTCGCTTCCATCGGCGGAGCATTTCTCATCATCGCCATTGGCGCCAAACTCATGCCGGCTAAGTTACTGCTTGGCACGGCATTTGCTATGGTGCCGCTGGCTAACGCTATTGCTATCCTTGTTCACGCCATCGGTGACGTCTCGAAGTTATCGTGGGAAGAGATCGGTAAAGGTCTCGCCACGATGGCTGGTGCAATGCTGCTTATGGCTGGGACATTACGTCTTATCCCAACCAAGACGGCGTTTCTGCTAGGCCTCACGCTTAATGCATTTGCTGGCTCGATGGTTGTTCTAGCCTCAGCCTTAAAGAGCTTCGGCGAGATGCAATGGGATGCCATTGGTCGTGGCCTCGCGGCTATGGCTGGTGGCTTGCTGATTATGGTCGGAGCATTCCGCCTTATGCCTGCTGATGGCGCCCTGTCCGCTGTTGGTATCTTCGTCATGGCGAACGCTTTGGTTGTTATGGCGCAGGCATTTAATATGTTTGGTACCATGTCAATTGAATCCATCGCTCACAGCCTCGTTGCTGTGGCCGTTGGGTTGTTATTGATGGTCGGTGCCGTGAAGTTAATGCCTGACACGGGTGTATTCGCTGCTGTGGGTATTTTAGTCATGGCGAATGCTCTCGTTATCATGGGCCAAGCGCTCACAGCTATCGGAGGTTTGTCGATCCGTCAAATTGTGAAGGGTTTGATCGGACTTGGCGGCGCTATGGTGATCCTGGTGGCTGCCGCAAACCTCATGAACGGCGCTCTCGCTGGTGCCGCTGCTATGGTTATTGTGGCTGCCGCTATTACACTGATGGTTCCGCCTCTCGTGACTCTCAGTAAGCTCACAGCAGGGCAAATACTGACAGCATTATTAGGGTTAGCTGGCGCATTTCTTGTGTTGGGTGCTGCCGCAGCTCTGATGACGCCGTTACTACCATCCTTATTAGGTTTAGCAGGAGCTGTTGCCCTTCTCGGGCTTGGTACGCTTGCCGCTGGTGTGGGATTAACGGCACTCGCAGCAGGTCTAGCAACGCTTGCGGCGGTTGGCGCAAGTGGCGTAGACGGTTTGGTGAATTTGCTGCTGTTTATTCCAAAGTTGTTCAAAGCTGTTGCCCTAGGACTGGTTGATTTTCTCGGAGCATTGGCAGAACACGCGGGCGGACTCGGCAAATCCATGGTGATTCTCTTCACCACCATGTTTGGGGCGTTAATCGAATCTGGCACGCAGCTCATACCGAAGCTGATTAACTTCATAGTCACGCTTATTCTGGCATTACTCGATGCTGCTGATCGAACCATTCCCAAGTGGATCGAAACGTTCACTCATTTAATGATCGAGGGTTTGAATGCTATTCGTATTCTCACACCATTGATTGTTCAAACGGGTGAAGATGTCTTCATGGCGTTTATCGACGGTATTAATGACCTCATCCCGAGGATGGCCGAGTCTGGTCAGAACGCCATATTGCGAATGCTCGACGGCGTAAATGAGTTCTTGCCTCGTGCGATTGACATGGGCGTTACCATCATTTGGAACTTCTTAGACGGTATCGAGCGAGCTCAGTATCTTATCACCAACAAGATGTTTGATACTGCTGTCAACATGATTAACAATCTTGCTGACGCCATTCGCCGAAACAAGAAGCCTCTCCAAGAAGCTGGTCATAATCTGGCATCAGCATTATTGGATGGTATGTTTGATGGCATCGCTAAGAACGCACAGAAGGTTTTGGACTCGTTAGCTTCGCTTGGCAAACGCATGCGAAACGTCACTGCTGCTGTGCTTGGTATTCATTCTCCGTCACGGGTGTTCCGTGAGTTCGGCATGTTTACCATGCTGGGTCTCGCTGGTGGTATTAACGCTAACGCCGAGAAACCAATCGGCGCATCGCAAGGTGTTGCCGAGTCGTTGATTTCTATCGCACGCGATGTTCTCGGTATTCAGTCACCAAGCCGGGTTTTCCACGGTATTGGCGAAAACGTTAACCAAGGCATGGCTCGCGGTATTGACGACTCAGCGAAGGCTCCACAGCAGGCTTTGGGTAACAACCTTGATCGGATGATTGCCATTACGAACGATAAAGGTGCTCAAATTGCGAAGGCTGGCGGGTCGTTTATTGACACTCTGTATGCGTCTTTGAGTGAGACCGATTTCTCGCAACGGATGGGCGGCATTTTCTTCGAGGCTCAACGTAAGCGCGATGAAGCAATTGCTGCAAAGCGTGAGAAGTACGAAGAGGAAGCCGAGAAACTCCAAGAGGAAATCGAGTCTGCTCAAGACGCTGCTGAGAAAGCCCGCGAGGATGCTGCCAACGCCCAGGAAGACGCAGCCAAGGTTGCTGCTGACGCCAAGAAGGACGAAACAGCTAAACGTCGAGCTCAACAGAAGGCGGACCGAGCCAAGAAGAATATTGCTAAGGCTGATAAGAAGTACCAGAAAGCTCTGGAGAAGGCGTCCAAGCTGGAAGCAGAGCGTGCTGGCTTTGAAGCGGGTGAGGCATATGGCGAAGGTATGGCCGACGGCATCGAGAACAACAAAGACCGCATCAAGACCCTCGTCGAGTATATTATGGACGAGCTCACGGCAGAGCAACAGAAGCTGAAGACCAAGGTTGAGAATGTGGTGAACGTTTTCGACGGTATCAGCAAGATCAAATCCTCTGTCACGAGCATCACCGACGCCGCTAAGGATTTTGTGCGTGCATTTAACCGCATGCGTAATTCCACTAGTGACCGGTCATTCAAACGTAACCTCGGGTTCATGCTGGATTCGGTTATCCAGATGGGTCAAGGCGTTGGTGGAATTATTGACACGTTCAGTAAATTCTCACCGATGCTGAAGATTCTATTGACGAATTTCGAGTCTACATTACCCGCGATTGCTGCTATGGTACAGCCGTTTGCGCCCATGCTTGCTCAAGCTTTAGGCGGCGGTTTAGCTAGTGCAGCGGCTGCTATCACGGGTCCGACAGGGTTAATCATCGCTGGTTTAGGCGCATTATTTATCTTCTTGAAAGATCAAGCGGGTAACCGCAAGATCATGAAGACATTTATGTCGCTCTGGACCGGTTTGATTGATTTCTTGAAGACCTTACCTAGCCGGCTGACGGGATTTGTCAAGACCATGCTCAAGGGGCTTATCCAGACCATCAAGGACCTACCAACTCTGATAGGAACCCTGGTGAATAGCCTGATTGAGTTATTTGTTGTGCTCCTAGGCGAGCTCCCCAAGAGCGGTGGTGATATTATCGCTGCTCTGGTGAAGGCTTTGATTTGGATTGTGCTCAACTCACCACGGTTATTTGTTGATCTCGCTACTGCTATCGTTGAAGCCCTTGCTAATGGGCTTTCTCGGGCGTTCGTAACGTTGATTGATTTCCTGGTGAACCCGTTCAAGTGGTTGCATGACCGTGCGAAGTCTACATCTGACATGGACGACGTTGGAGCTCATATTCTTCAGACACTATGGCAAAGTTTAGTCCGTCTGGGTGCTGCGATGTTGCAATTACTGCTGTCACCATTCCGTGCTTTGAAGCGGCTTATTTTCGGTGAGCTTGATCTTTCCGAAGCAGGCGGCAACATGGTGCAAGGTTTGGTGAACGGTGTTCGCAATCGTATCGCCAACGCTGTGGAATCTGCACGAGGTCTTGGTTCAATGGTGATGAACGGTTTCAAGAGTGTTCTCGGCATTCATTCGCCGTCAACTGTCTTCCGTGAGTTCGGCTATTTCCTTGTAAAAGGTCTAGCGGATGGTATGGACGACCAGGAGACCATCCAAGGCGGTGTGGATACGATGAAAGACGCCCTCATGCGAGCTATGGATGAGATTGAGGATAATTTCAACTCTGACATTTCTCCTACTATCACTCCCGTAGTGAATCTCGACCAGGCAAAGCGTGATATGGACGCCTTGAACCGTTCTATCCCGATCAACAACACATATTCCGAAGCAGCTAAAGCGTCAACAGAGGTCGATACCGCCGCCGACGCCAAGGCTGCTGGGGATACGCATATTACGAACATCGAATACGTCCAGAACAACACTTCTCCGCAAGCGTTGTCGACGTATGAGATTTATCGTAACACCCGGAAGCAACTAGAAGACCTCAAGAAAAGGAATCCGTAGATGATTGAACAGATCAAACTACAGCAGGAACACACTGATGTAGTCTTGAACTGTTTCTCTCCGACGGTTATCTTCTCCCAAAACCCGCCGACTAATATCGCTAGCTCGAACTCGGCTGTTATTCAAAGCGCCACCGGTTTATCGACTCTGGATTTTGCATTCAGCAAGACTCAGCGTCCGGCTGGTGGCGCTTTCTTGGGGGGAGGACGTACCGCGGACCGAGAAATCGTATTAACAATTCGACCAAACAATATTTATGACGCTAAGACACTGCTTAACCAGTTAATAGGGTGTCAACACCGTTCAAAAACTGACATTTATGTACTGTATGCTGGCGAATGGTTTAGCGGAACCGGCTATATTTCCAAGGTTGAAGGCGCGCTGTTCGACAAAGACCTAGACATCAAGATCACCTATACGATGGGCGACCCGTTGTTTTATGCTGGTACTGTTGATATGACATACCAGAAAGGTTGGGCGGGCAACATATACATAATTGATGTAACCCCGCATGACACAGACCAGGTGCTATACCAATCCCCGGTGTATATTAGACTGACTTTTAACTCCCCGAAAGAGCAGCTAGCACAACTTAGTAAGATTTCTGTTGCCGGAAGACGAGAAAGCACTCCGTTTGTCGAGTATAATTTTCTACAGGACTACGCCACATACTGGACAGACAAACTAACTAGCAATCAGCCAGTTTATTTTGTTTTAGACGGTACGGCGAAAATTGTAACGTGGTCGCCATCCTCCCTTAATTATGTAAAAGATTATAACCTGGTTCAACGTGCTGATAGGTCATTACGCTTTCCCTATATTTACTTAGCGTCCGACTCTACCGTGGTGCGATGCGAGTTTCGGACTGAGTTATCTAACAAAAACATAGATGTAGAGGCATGGTATAAAAAAACAAGGAGCGGCTTCTAATGTATCCACTTATTTTGGACAACCATTTCACACCAAGCGAGCCGATTTACGATTTCAAGTCATTTGTATTCACCGAACGTTATCAGGATCATGGAGATTTTCAACTGGTGAGCACAGACTTAGGTATTTTGAACGGCAATCCAGTTTTGAAGGTCGGTGATTTGATAGCTTCTTCCGAGAGCTCGACCGTTATGATTACAACTAGCATTAACGTCAATCGAGACGATAACGGTGCCGTCGAGACCACGTACAAAGGCAAGACACTCGGGTATATTTTTGAGCATCGTCCTTGTGTTCCTGTCATCAAGGACAAGATCTATCTCGAAAAAGAGTACAAGAACGGTTGGGAGTTCGGAGATAAAGAAGCCGTAAATGAATACATCGACTGGGCGGAAGTATTCGACACCATATTCAAGGTGGCTATCAGCAACTATGGACACCCCGAGTTAAATTTTCTGAAGTTGCCCATCCAACCCCTGACTATTGGTAAAAACATTGGAACAACATGGTATCAGCAGGTGTACGCCAGTTTTGATCTAGGCTCGACAATGTGGGATGCTTTGAAACGCATCATGGAAAACAATACATCCACACTACGTTTCAAAGCTGCGCCACACTACGGTGTAGAATGGTGGTCGTTTGAACCTTGGCCGTCAACTCGTATTGTGTGTTATCACTATCGTGGCCAAGACAAATCGGACACGATTATTTTCGACACTTTTGATGATTCGCTACTCAAAGGCCAACTCAGCATTAATGTGGAAGGCGTGAAGAACGTATCCATATTATCTAACGAGGACCAAACCTATGTAGCACAGTCATCAAACGCTCACTATTTTCTGGCCCAGGTAAGTTTCCACATGGAAAACATGGCTAAACAATCGGAATACGATTGGGATAATACAGTCATGACTCATATGTATCGTGACCCGTATAAGTCACTGTCGAGCGGCTTCGGGTTATCTACGGAAGTGGCGCCTGTGCAAGGATCTATGAAATTTTACGGTGCCCCGTCAGGACGTGAAGCGTTTGAAAACAAGGCAAAATCCGAATATTGGATCGGCGACCTCGTAGGCGTTCAGGTCCCGTATTTCACATCCACAATCGGCGTCGATCGTATCCTCGCTCGGGTGACTGAGTTCACACGCATCGAGGACGAAACCGGATATCGTGAATACCCCACACTCGTGTATGCGGATTATTTAGGCCGAAAGGATTTGCGTTCCCCATGGAGTATCAAAAATCACGTTAGGTATGATTGGAACTGATATATGTCTTGGCTTGAACTGTCGAGCACAATCATGGTCGCAGTGTTTGGTTCGAGCGGTTTGTGGGCTTTTATAGCTTCCCGACGTCGTAAAGACGACGCGACCACCACCATGATAAAAGGATTGGCGTATAACGCTATCCTATCGGAAGCGCGATTCATGATGGATCGGGGGTATGCTACACCCGAAGAATATCGGGATGTGTATCTGTACCTCTACGAACCATACAAGACCCTCGGCGGAAATGGTGCTGCCGAACGGGTCATGCAAGAACTTGGGCGTCTACCAATGAAAGGAAATTCACATGCCCACCTTCATTCTGAATGATAAAGCTTACCAGATCACTAAATGGACGGTGATGATTGTGTTACCGGCTCTCATTACCCTCTGGATTACGCTAGCGAACGTCTGGCATATTCCGCACGGTGATGCTGTGAGCGCAACGGCTACCGCAATCACGACATTTCTTGGTGTGATTACCGGTATTTCCACCAGGGCCTACAACAAGTCGGACGATCGTTTTGACGGGGTGATGACGGTTGAGGAAAAGGATGGTAAGCTGGTAAATACGCTCGAACTCAACAACCATCCTGTCACCCTCATGGACAAGGACGAGGCCACTTTCAAGGTCGACAACCAAGTCGTATAAAAAACCACGCTTATAGTGAGACATACGGATAGAAAGGAAACAACTATGTCTTTTACTGGCAAAAATGACCCCATTCAGGACGCAATCGACGCCCTACTTTCAGAAATGGAAGACTACTCAGGCGCAGATAAGGAATATGGAGACATCGCCGACAATCTGATCAAACTGACTGAAGCAGAACGAAACCGCTCGTTCCGCAAACTCAGTAAAGACACGATTTTCGTCGCTGCTGCTAACCTCATCAGCATCTTTGCAGTCACCCACTATGAACAGTTCGGCTTGATTTCCTCACGGGCAATCGGAATGCTACTACGACACAAGTAACATCATCCAAAACTCGCTATAAGCGCTGACCACAGTATTCACAAGATACTGTGGTCAATGTTTTCTTTCGTACAAAAAACAACGCTCTATATGAGACAGAAAGGAAACATTATCATGTTACGTTTTATTAAACGAGTATTCGCATTCGACTTCTCATTTGTAGTAACAAATGAAGAAAAGGAAAAACTTGCCGCCACCGCGTGGGACGTTTTGATCGAAACCGATCGACGTTCCGACGTAGTAGGCGGCTTGCTAGACCACATCTTCTCCGACACAAAGGAGGTCGTATCGAACTAATTTGTAAATCGCATTGATCTAATCTTGATACCCTCAAGTCTAAACCCCATCGGCAAAACCGGGGTTTAGACTTTTTCAAAATGGAAAGGTATATTTCACGAATGGGTAAACATGATCTTGGTGGCCCATCGAATTGGAGATTCATCCTCAAGGTATGCTTGTTTGGATTGGTCTACGCAATTCTATTTCTGTCTGTCACGGTTTTTGCGGATTTCCTGTTCCATCAGTAATTCGTACAAAAAACCACGCCCTATATGAGAGATAGACTGATCTCCGTGGACAAGGAGCAATCAATACATACCGTCACAGTCTAAATCTCAGCTTTAATTTTTTATACCCTAAACCAGGGTATAAACTTTTCATCATCGTAATCTAGAGAAAGGATTTTTACGATGAAAAACATTTTCCGTAAGACCGTCAAAAAGGTTCGTGAGACCGCCGCAAAAGTGTCTCGTACTGTGAAGGAAGAACCCACGTTGATTTTCGCGGGTGTGGCTCTGACGGCTGTTGGCGTCACTTTGATTGGCACGATGCTTGAGTTTGCTAAGCCTAACAAAACTTCGGGCAATGGCCAAGTTTTTCTCTACAATGTGGAGACTGTTTTGGATGCTGTTCAAAACGCACGTGACGCCTTCAAAGCTGGTTACGAAGCCGAACCAGATGCCGATGCTGTCAATCTCGTAAAATACGGTTTTACTCGTGACAGCGCTGAGGTGTTGAGCATGCTCGGTCTGTGCGATGGCCCCGAAGTAAAACGGGGTAATGTTTATATGACCTATCACACGCCTGATGAGAAAGAGCCATTCTATTTTGGGCAAACCATTCAGACGGAAAAACCCGATGCGTAATCCCGTCAAAGCTGTGGTACGGACGTACTACAAAACCAAACTTGGTGTAGCATTATTTGCATACGCCGTCAAAATCGCGCTGGAACTCAAGAAAGGAAAATAACCATGCGCAAAACCATCTTTGTATTCGCTACTACTGCCCTCGCGTTGTGGTGGGCGTTTGGACCTGTCGTATCTGCTGCGAAACAACCGAAAACCAAAATTCAGCCGCTCAGCGTTGAAGAGCAGGAAGGCCAAGACGATCTGATGATTTTCCTGACCAAACTGGTTGGGTACATTCACGCAAATCATAACGATTTGCTGAATCGTCTCGTTGATGATATTCGCTCCGGCAAGATCAACGTTGAGCAAGCCGCAGATACCCTGTACGAAACCATGAAGAAGGAGGCATAAAAATGCGCTGTTTCTTCATGAAAACCGCCTACTACGTCGTTGTTCTGCTAAGTCGAACGGTCTTTCGCCGTGCGTTGAAACAACACGACATCGAAGAACGCAAAAAAGCAATGGCGATCTTGGAGGCTGTGGAATTGCCACCGGAGGATATCGAAAAAATTCAAGAAATGCTCGCACAAAAAAGCGGAGTGGATCTTGAAATCGTTGTCGATCAATTTGTCAGCATTGCAACCCGTATGCTTTCGGAAGACGTGGATGACGAATACATCCGTCTTTGCTATAACTGGGAGGAATAACCATGCGTACACTATTCAAAGTTCTTCTCGGGCTCACCTTCACTGGCGTAGCCGCTAATCTCATCTCTGCCAAGCTTGTCAAAAAAGCGGAAGCAGAGCTGGACGCCATTGTCGAGCAAATCACCGATATGGCAGTCGACGCATCCATGGAATACGTGGATGAAGAATACTCTGATCTCTGCAACGATTGGAAGGAGGAAAACTAATGACCGTCAACGTTCATATCAACGCGAAACACAGCGCTAATTTCGCTGAAATCGTCACTGCCTGCTGCGCAGTACTCGGTCTCGGCTTGGCTGCGTATGCACTCACAAAAATGCAAGACGCAGCCGAAGACCTCAAACGTCCATTCAAGGCGCTGAAACGCCGTTTCTTTAAGAAAGGAGAATAATCGTGAAACTTAACCGTCTCACGCGATTCATCACGAATCACAGTCAAATGGTGACGCTTGTCAGCGTTGCAACAGGCGTAGCTACCACCGCAGTCGCTGCTGGTAAGGGGCACGCAGCCGCTCAGGAGGTGATGAAAGAACTCCCCGAAGAATCAACATTTTTGGACAAGGCCAAGGCAACTTGGAAATACTATGTCCCAGCATGTCTTGCAGGTATTTCGACTGTCGCCGCTTTGGGCTGGGTTGCAGCGCTGGTAAAAGGTCGTGCTGACGATATGGAGACTCTGTATTTCATCACAGACAAGGCATATCGCAGCTACCGCACGGCTGCTGAAAAACAACTTTCACCCAAGAAGGCTGAAGCGGTCCACAAGGAAATCGCCGAAGAGGGTATCACCAAGAACCCGAAGCCGACGACGCTGATTGTCACTGGTGATGAGTGTATTTGTTACGACTCATACAGCGACCGGTACTTCAAGTCAAATATGGAGACCATCAAAGCCGCTGTGAACACGGTGAATCATAAGATCATCACAGAGATGTATGCTTCTTTGACTGATTTTTATGATGAGGTTGGTCTGCCCGAAACGGCAGTCAGCGGGTATGTCGGCTGGAACACGGACGCATTAATGGAGGTGACGTATTCGTCAATTCTGTCCGATGACGGTAAGCCAGTTCTGGCTATTGACTTTTGCGCTGATCCCCTTAATGGATACGATCACCTTGTGTGACCATATCTTCGGTCCAATTTCAATGACTCAGGAGGAATGGTTCCATGATCGAAAAAACAATTAAGTACTACGATTTGCGTGGTAAGGAAGTAGAAGATACCTTCTACTTCAATCTGACAAAAGCCGAGGCTATGGGTCTCGCCTTCGATGATTTCGAGGGTCTGAAGTTTTCCCAAGTCTTGAAGTCCATCCAAGAAACGGAAGATGCACGTATCGTACTCTCTGTCTTCAAGACTGTTTTGCGTCAGGCAGTCGGCATGAAACAGGAAACACCCCGCGGTGAAATCCTGGTGAAGCCGGACTGGTTGAAAGACTGGTTCACTGCCACCGACGCATATTCCGAGCTGTTGGAGGAACTGCTGACGGACCCAGATTATGCTGCGAAGTTCATCGGCGGTATCCTTCCTAAGGAATTGCAGAAGGAATTTAATCCTACAAACCTGCAAGACCTCTCAAAGGAAGAACTCCTGGCTCGGTTCAAAGAACTGAGCGAAAAGAAGGCCAATGAGTAATGAACGACCGAAAGTAGAACAGGTGACTACGGCGAAAGTCCTACCACCAAAGAAATCGTTTTGGTCGGATGTTCTTAAGCCGTTTATTGTTGACACTGTTCTTCCCATCGTCAAACCGTTGTTCAACGAAGGTGTTCGTGCGATCGGCGACGCCATTATGGATGCGGTGTTGAACGATGCTCGTCCTCAGCGCCAGCCTCAACAACGGTCTAACACACCATATCATAGCTATTCACGTTCCACGACAACCGCGCGCAAACCTATCGGGAACAATCGAGTAGCTCGTGTTGTGTTAACAGACCGCCGTGAGGCAAGCAATATCATCGACAAACTGCAAGATATCATTGACCAGTACGAGGTGGCCACCGTCGCTGATCTGTATTCTCTTGTAGGACTCCCATCGAAATATGTCGACAATGATTGGGGTTGGGATGATATCGGCGCTCCGCGTACGGTGAAGGTAGATGGCGGTTTCCAACTCGTCTTGCCTGATCCTATTTTCCTCGATTCATAACGAATCATATTCACACGCCCCACTCGCAAATGTGGGTGGGGCACTCATACGAAAGGTATATTCACCATGCTTAAGCTTGGTCGTGTATTCAACACGTTAAAACTGAAGATTGAAAACAAAGCTAGCACCGCTGTGTTCGGTGGTGTCGCTGGTCTTATTTCTGCCGGTACCATGGCAGCCAAGGCTACTCCGCAATTCGAGAAGGATTGGGCCGAGGCAAAAGAAAACCAACGCAAATACAAGCACTATGTCGCCGTTGCAAAGGCTAACCATGGTGCTAAAATCGGCACCTTCGCTATTCCTCGTCCCGAAGACGGCCAAGACATCAGCAGCGATGAAGCGTCCGTCAAAGAGTTCGTCAACTCGTTCTGCGACGAAAATGGCGTTGTTCAGTGCTCCAAAAGTGACAGCATTTTGTTCAACATCCGCAGCTACGCATTTTACGCTCAAGCGTTCTTGAAGAACTACGGTGCTGCTTTGACGGTGGGTAGCCTGTCTGTCGCCAGCATCATCTGGGGGCACAGCGTTATCGTCAAGCGCTTGCAGCAGACCACCGCAGCCTACAACACGGTGAAGCGTGTGTACGACTCTTACCGCGATGAGGTCAAGGAACAGCTCGGCGAAGAAAACGAATCCGAGATTCATCAGAAGGCTGTTGTCCGTGCAGCCACCGTCGATGTCCTCGAAGAGAGTAAAGATGATGCTGTGATTGCAGTTAATCTCAAATCCATCGGCGCTGTAGCCATCGACGTCGATGGACCCGATTTTAATGGGGACGACCACGCCGCACGCAAATTTATCCTGACTGTACAAAACACGGCTAACGACTTGCTGCAAGCTCGGGGCCACCTGTTTCTCAACGAATTATACGATTTGTTGGGAGAAAAGCGCATCCCACAAGGCAACATCCTAGGCTGGGTTCGGAAGACGCGAAGCGGCGAACCCGGTGTTGTGGACCTTCGTGTATTTACTATTGAATCGCCTGACGGTAATGTCGAAACTCGTCAAGGTTTCTTGTGGGTGCGTCCTGAAGTTCAGGGTATCATCGTAGATTTGATCTAGGTTTCTGTTTCCCATGTCCAAACTTGATAAGATCATTTTCGCCACCTTGGTGTGGACGAGTGGTTTTATCACCGGTATGTATTTCCGTCACTACCATTCTGTAAAAAGGGTGGTAGTGACGGACCAGCGTATTAGTGTGGAACCACCCGACGGGGAAACCCCGGAATGTGCAACCGGGGTAAATTTTTTTGAAACTTCTATTGATGAAGAAGAACCAGTTGAAGAAACTCAACCGGAACCAGAACCTTTGACGGAGGAAGAAATGGCAGAAGACCTCACCAACCCTGATCCTGCGATCATTTCCTTGGCTGAATACAACCTGAACGCCTTGGCCCAAGACCAGATGCTGTATACTTGGTATACGACTGATCGTCTTATGGAAGATTCAGCGGGTAATGTCTTGTGGGAAGAGGATTACGAGGATATTGTCCCTGAGGAGTTTATCGAACACGGTATCGAGACTGGTAAAGACGTGATTTATTTCCGTAACCCGGATTATCACAGCCTTATCGAGCTGCGATTCGACAAAACTCCATACAAGGATAGTCCGTATGGTCAGATCAAATATATGATCTTGACTAACAACGATATCCCGATCGACGAAGACGGAGATTGTTATCGTGCTTGTTCGCTATAACGAAGAAACATATTTCCAATACCTCTGTGGTCTGGTAAACTGGAAACCTTGCAAGAAGGTCTTGCGTCATCTTCACTCGGTGCCGTTCGCGGCTTATATTGGTCTCGACAGTAACCGAGCTTGGGACGGGAAGGAACTCCGTCGCAATTTCCGCAATGCCATTCGGGATTACGACCTCTCTGACGCAGAGCTCATGGCTGAACGCTGCTCGATGTTAGAGATGCTTATCCCCTTGGCGAAGCGGATGACGGGGTTCACAGAAAATTCTGTCCCTGATGATTTCATGTGGTTGATGCGAAATATGCATCTCGATGATATGACCGATAATACGTATGACGAGTCGTTTGTGCAGAAGCGCATCGACATCATTAACAATCGTACTTACGGGGCCTTCGGAGAGAACAGCCTATTTCCGCTCGACCGCACACCTGAGGGTTACGCGAAAAAATGGGATTCAGCAGAGCGTGAATTATGGGCTCAGCTGAACGAATGGGCGTGGCAACAGCACGGAGTTTTGTGGTGATATAAATGACTTCTTTGGACTTTATGCGTATTGCTACTAAGGAACAATCACCCCAGCAAGGCGGTGGGACAACCTTATATCCTTCGTTTGTTGTGCGCCCATCAAAAGACCTTATGGTCAAAGGTAATTCTTTCTTTGCGATTTGGGATGAAGAACGTGGTGTCTGGTCAACTGATAGTTATGATGTTCCTCGTCTGGTAGACGGGGTTCTGTACGCCGAAGCTGAAAAATACGATTCAGCGACGGTGAGTGGATTACAGAGCTTCGACAACGGGCGATGGACGAAATTTCAGCAGTATGTCAAGACACTAGGCGACAACTGGAAGCAACTCGACGAACGGGTTATTTTCGCGGATCAGCCTATTTGCAAAGAAGACTATGCTACAAAGCGTTTGAGTTATTCATGCGCAGAAGGGAGTCATGACGCTTGGGATGAGCTGGTAAATACGTTATATCGTCCTAACGAGGTCGATAAAATCGAGTGGGCCATCGGAGCTGTTGTAGCCGGAGAAGCAAAAACAATCCAGAAGTTTTTTGCTTTCTACGGTAAACCAGGTAGTGGTAAGTCTACCATTATCGGTATCATCCAAGACATGTTCGAGGGATATTCTGGAGTATTCAACGCACGTGCCTTGGGAACAGCCTCTGCGCAATTCGCCTTGGAAGCATTCAAGGCAAACCCACTGATTGCTGTGGATCATGATGTTGACATGAACAACATCAACGACAACACAAAAATCAATGCTATTGTCTCGCATGAGCCGATGCTGGTGAATGAGAAACACAAATCCGCATATGCGATGAAGTTTAACTCGACACTCATCGTCGGCACCAACAACCCAATCCGTATTTCCGATGCTAAGTCGGGCCTTATCCGTCGTCTGATTGTGATTACATCCTCAGGCGACACTGTGGAGGCTCTGCGGTATCGGCATTTAATGGAGCAGGTGAAATTTGAGTATGGCGCAATCGCTTATCACTGCTTGCAGAAATTCAAGAAGATGACGCGCCATTACTACGACAACTACAAGCCTATTTCCATGATGTATATCACGAACCCTATCATGTCGTTTGTGAACGAGGTTCAAGATGAGTTCATCGAGGAACAATACATCACCGTAACGCAAGCTTACACTATGTATAAAGAGTGGTGTAAGGAAGTGGGAATTGAATATCCTGAACGGCGTCAAGTATTTCAGGCAGAGCTTCAAAACTATTTTGAGGAGTTCTACCCTCGGAAACGGTTCACAAACGGAATGCGTCTTCGGTCGGTGTACAGTGGATTTAAGCCCGACATGCTGCTTGAAGGTGAATTGAGTGCACCAGAAGGATACGAGGAAGAACCCGAAGAAACAGATTTGTGGAACTGTCGGGAGTCTATTTTTGATGCTGAGTACGCTGGGATGCCGGCACAGCTTGCTAACTCTGAGGGGACGCCCTCAAAGCGGTGGGTGGATGTCGACACGGTGCTAGGGACGATCAATACCTCAGAGCTGCATTATGTCAAGGTCCCACAGAATCATATTGTGATTGACTTTGACTTGCGTGATGACAACGGCGAGAAATCTTTGACCAGGAACCTCGAAGCTATCAAGACCTTCCCTCCGACATACGGAGAAGTGAGTAAGTCTGGCGCTGGTGTTCACCTTCATTATATTTATGACGGTGATGTGGATACACTAGCACCACTATATTCCGAAGGCATTGAGGTAAAAGTGTATAAGGGAAATTCGTCACTAAGACGGAAATTCACCGTCTGTAACGGTATGCCGATAGCTCATATTAGTGGCGGACTCCCTTTAAAGGAGACTAAGATGCTTTCGACGAAGCAAATCCAATCAGAGCGAGGGTTACGTGAATTAATTGAGCGCAATCTTCGTAAAGAGATTCACCCGTCGACCAAATCGAGCGTTGATTTCATCAAGAAGATTTTGGACGATGCATATTCTTCTGGGTTAGTATATAACGTGGAAGACATGAAACCAGTCTTGCTGGGCTTTGCGGCAAAGAGCACTAATCATGCTTTATATTGCCTCAAGGAAGTTAAGACAATGCAGTTGAAGGGTAAAGACGCACCACAGCAACATATCGAGATCGAAGACAAACCCAAGAAGGGTCAGTTGGTATTTTTCGACGTTGAGGTGTATCCGAATCTGTTTGTTGTGTGTTATAAGCACGAGGGGTCAAACGCGGTTATTCCAATGCTCAACCCCACACCCAAGGAAATTGAAGGGCTGCTGAAACACCAGCTCGTCGGTTTCAACAATCGTCGGTACGACAACCATATTTTGTATGCTCGGCTCATGGGTTATTCCAACCAAGAGTTGTTCGAGCTCTCAAGTCGTATCATCAACGATCGGGACCGTGACAGTATGTTCATCGAGGCATACGGGCTGTCTTACGCTGATATTTACGACTTCTCCAGCAAGAAGCAATCACTCAAGAAATTTGAGTTCGACCTTGGGATCAAACACATGGAAATGGAAATCCCTTGGGATAAGGAAGTCGGTGTAGGGCTTTGGCCGAGGGTGATTGAATATTGTTCTAACGACGTCCGTGCAACCGAAGCAGTCTTCCATGATCGTAAGGCTGACTACGAAGCACGGTTATTATTGTCGGAATTGTCAGGACTTCCTGTCAACGACGTCACTCGTAAACACGTCGCTAAGATCATTTTCGGCGACGAGAAGAATCCTCAAGACGAGTTCGTCTACACCGACTTGAGTGAGATGTTCCCCGGTTATTCTTATGATGCCGGGGTTTCGACATATCGTGGCGAGACCACAGGAGAGGGGGGTTATGTTTACGCCGAACCAGGCATTTATGATGACGTGGCATTGCTGGATGTGGCTTCGATGCACCCTACGTCGATCGAAGAATTAAACTTATTCGGTCCATACACAGAGGTGTTCAGCCAAATCAAGCAAGCGCGTCTTGCGATTAAGCATGGGGATTTGGACGCGGCTCGGCAGATGCTGGGCGGTAAGTTGCGACCATTTTTGGAGGGTGGTAAGGACGAGCTCGACAACCTGTCATATTCACTGAAGATTATTATCAACAGTGTCTATGGCTTAACATCAGCGAAATTCGACAACCCCTTCCGAGATATTCGCAACGTCGACAACATCGTAGCAAAGCGTGGAGCGCTGTTTATGATCGACTTGAAGCATTTTGTGCAAGAACAAGGTTTCACAGTCGCTCATATTAAGACAGACTCCATCAAGATTCCCAACGCCACGCCTGAGATCATTCAGGCTGTGACGGAGTTTGGTAAGAAATACGGCTATGAGTTCGAGCACGAAGACACGTACAAACGCATGTGTCTCGTGAACGATGCTGTGTACGTCGCATATTCTACCGCGAAAGAAAAGTGGACCGCCACAGGAGCTCAGTTCCAACATCCAGTCGTTTTCAAGACGATGTTCTCTGGGGAACCAGTCACACTCGACGACTATAAGGAACAGCGCTCTGTCACCAAGGGCGTTATTTGGTTAGGCGATTCGCCTGAGATGGATAATTCTTGGTGGCATGTGGGGCGGACGGCAAGCCTTGTGCCAGTTATTCAGGGTGGTAAGAACGCATATCGTGTTACCACCGATGACGGATTCAAGGCGCATTCAGTTGCTGGGACTAAGGGTTGGCTGTGGAAAGAGTCGTCAAAGGTCGAAAGCCTTGATGAAGTGGATACCACATATGCCGATCATTTAGTCGAAGCGGCTATTGACCAGATCGAGCGGTTCGGAACATTTAAGGATTTCGTGACACTATGATCGGAGTATACCATAAGGTCACCCGTGAAAATCGCCGTATGCTAGCTTTGCGATACGGGTGGCCTTTTGGGTGCTCGTTAAACTCTCAGGGTATTGACGAGTACCATATCAACACACCAGACCGTCGTGCATATGTAGGCGACTATATTGTGCTCAGCGGCAAGACAGTCAAGGTATTGACTGAGACAGAGTTCAAGGCTTTAAAAGCCAAGAAAGGAAAACGACATGTTGCATAATGTCACGTTGAAGAACGTAAAACTTGTATTTCGTAATCTCGGCGGACGCCCATCCCAATACAACGCAGCAGGGCGTCGTAATTTCGCCATTGTCTTAGACAAGGTAACCGCTAAGGGTCTTATTTCCGATGGTTGGAACGTCAAGCGTTTTCGTCAGCGTGATGAAGATGTTGAACCTGATTGGTACCTCCCAGTCGAGGTTCGATACGGTCGTCGTAACCCCACTATCGTTTTGCTGAAGTCCAATGGTCGTGTCGACCTCGATGAAGACACTGTCGATATCTTGGACTACTGTGACTTGGAATTTGCAGATGTTGTGGTCCGTCCTTACGAGTGGGAGGTCAACGGCAAAAAAGGCGTCAAGGCATATTGCAAGACGTTATTTGCAACGCTTGACGAAGACGAGCTGGAGCGGAAGTATGCTTCGGTTCCTAAGGCTGATGATAATCGTGAAGACGAAGACCGTGATCCTTGGAATAGCAACCCGGTCCACACCGATATTGACGAGGAGGTGCCTTTCTGATGAAAGGCCCAATTCCTGAGGCATATACGCCTAATGATGTTTGGTTCGATCTTCTTGATGGTGTGGTGTTGTCTTGCGATACCGCAGCGGGGTTAGCCAAGTGGTTGGACGCTGAGTATTTCGAGCTGGAAGGTTTGCCGTGTATTCTCATTCCGTCACCCCGAGGGGATATTGTGGCTCGGTCTGGTGATATCGTTGCTAAAGACGCGAAGGGATTTGTGCGGGTGGTACGGTTACGCAAGAAGCTTCTGTCAGGAAGCCGTCCTACACCACTTGATGTATCCAATCGCGTTCGGTAGAGTATAGTATACAGCGTGGGATTCGTACAAAAAACCACGCTGTATATGGGAGATACCCACCTACTGAACAAGAAAGGTTCAAACCATGAACACCCAAACCGCTAACACCACTGTTACCGACGAGACCATCACCTACGCTGGCGTCGCAAAGCAGTTCGCTAAGGGCTTCGTCATGGGCGCTGTGCAAGTCACAGTCGCCTACGGCCTAGTCGTTGGTGCACTGACCATCGGCGCAACCGTTGCTGAACGGCTTTTCCGGTAAGTGACAAACGGATCAGTTCATACTGACCATTCCACAAAGGAATAATCCCTAGGATTAAACCTCGGCTTAAAAACCGAGGTTTAATTTTTTCTCTGTATCTCGTACAAAAAACCACCCTCTATATGAGATACCCCTACGAGTTAAGAAAGGCTCACTGTCATGTCTGACAATCTCGCAAACATCGCTGACTCTAACAGCACTTCCCTCGAAGCCTATAATGGCGAGGAAACCGAATCCCAAACGACTTCAACATTGAAGAACGCTGGTAATCTGGCACTCTCTGCATTCGTTGCAGGGTGCGTTGGATACACCTCCGTGAAAATCTTTGAAGGAGCCTCGAAGAAGATTTGCAAATTCCTCAACAAGAAGGCAGACGACAAGGAAGCGTTCGACAAAGCAGTCGACGCGAAAGTAAACGAAATTGTTGCCAAACTCATGGCACAGCAAGAGCAATCTGCTGAACCCGAAGAAAAACCTCAAAAACAACCTACTAAACTAACAGTAGTACAAGAACAAGAAGATAAGGAGTAACACCCTATACCTCGGCTTAAAAACCGGGGTTTAATTTTTTCTCTAATTTTGAAAGGAACTATTATGCTGCACTTATGTGTCCGTCATAAAGACGGTTACGAGATCGAAGTATTAGTTAACGAGTATACATCGCATATCGCCTCTTGGCTTATCGGTTCGTATCTCACCACAGAAAAACGAGATCAAAATGTTTTGCGGTGGCTTGCTGATACAGCCCTGCTAGAGTATGGAGAATACGAATACCGTGATATCGAGACGGCGCAACGTATGCTTTTCGTCTTACCTATGTCGGCACCTCTAGGACTTCCAGAGGTTCTTGGACTTTTTGACACATTATCGTCAAAAGATGTTCACCCCGCGTGCCGTAAAGAAGCAGCCAAAGAGATCCGTACATTCATCAAAAAGGAGTTATCATGACTGACAACGTCAACCATCCCAAACACTACACCAGATTCAAAGGCGTAGAAGTCATCGACATCACGGAACAACTGAATTTCAACCGTGGTAATGTTGTAAAATACGTCACGCGAGCTGGTGCAAAGGCTGGTAGTGACGAAAAGGAAGATTTGCGCAAGGCCGAGTGGTATTTACGCCGAGAAATCAAGCGTCTGGGTGCAAAACCGGCAACCAATCACCCCACCGAATTTTGTCACTGTGACGAAAAAGAAGTCTTGCATGGGGTTTCCAAGGATATTGAAAAGGTCATCCAAGCAAGCGAGCTTCCCACGCACCTGAAAATGTCCATGAGCGAGGTTTTGCATGGTTTGAATTTTGCCTTGGGGTATCGGAAGAACCGGGATTTCCCCAAGCAATTACTGATTTTCCCGACTGGTACGGACGGACGTTATCAGGGTGTGGTAAATTTGATGGTTGAAGCGGCTGCTAAACCCGCAGACCGTAAGGAAATCGCCTTGACTGAAGCGAAAGGAGTTATTGAAGAGATGCTACGAGAGGTCCAAAAGAAAGGAGACGATAATGCGTAAATATATCGACAAGCCAGATGGTATGCATCCGCAATTACGGTATGCAATTGACTGCATGTCAAACGCTCACTATGCATATAATTCGGACGAGAGGATCAGCTCAGCTGTCGCCGCCATCGAAGCACTGGAGACGTATGTTCATTACGAGAAAATTCGTAAAGAGCGTAGTGAGTCAAAACCTGAGCAACCCTTCGCTGACGACATTCGCTATATCTATCCAGAGGATGGTCCCCGCGAGCTTGTGGTCGTTACCGAAAATCTGGAAAAGCCTTGGGTTGCCGTTGACGAGGCTTTGGAGAAAGTTGGTATTCCTCTGACGGATATCATCAGGACCGAGTATTCATATATTCATGACGAAGAGAAAGGACGGTTCATCGAATGTCGGATGACATTAACGTAGACCGTTGGAACGATGACTGGCAACCGCCACTCATCCAGAATATCATTCATCAGCAAGTTATTGAAGACCTTGCAAAGGCTGAGAAATGGGGCGTGCGCCGTCAAGTGCAAATTGACCATACTGTCAAGGCGATAAATCTTCTTGAGGAGCGTCTTGACGCGCTCAAGAATATGCAAAAACTTGACCGACTACGCGCAAAGGACGGGCGATGGCCATGAGTTTGAACGATAATATCAAAGACATCGAAGAAACCCTCGATGTACTCAAAGACGATGATAATTCTTTGGAAGAGAAATACATCTATTTGAGAAGCGCATATTCCTTGGTCCAACGTGCTATGGACGAAGTTCGCCTAGAACTCGACAAAGAACGTGTTGCGGCTATTAAGGACGAGAAAGAAAAGCGTCGGATGGGTCGTATCCTTCTGGGTGATCGTACTGACGAGGTTGGTGTGACGCATTTCAAAGTCATCGAAACTATGGCTGGAGATGCGGTAGTTTGTCAGTACGCTGCTGACCGGTATATGATTTTGCAGAAGATCATGCACCAGGTTTCCGAGTTAGCCTCGATTCTGTAGCATGAAACAGCTATCCCTTTCGTACAAAACGGAAGGGATACTTTTTTTTTACTCCAATCCCCCGTTTGGGGGTATACGAAAGGATGATAATGAGCATTGAATTATTTCCACATCAAGCAAAAGCTGTGAAACTTATGAAAAATGGCACGATTCTTTGCGGAGGGGTGGGTTCTGGCAAGTCTTTTACGGCTTTGGAGTATTTTGTCAGGAATGAAAAGGGTCGTAAGCTGTATATTATCACGACAGCCAAGAAACGTGACAGTCTTGAATGGCGTAAGGATTGCAAGACGTATGGCGTTGAGGTGGATAAGGTGGATTCTTGGAATAATATTGATAAGTACAAGAACGTCAAGGGAGCATTTTTTATCTTTGATGAGCAGCGTGTCGTCGGTCGGGGGCTTTGGGCGAAGCGGTTTGTGAAGATTGCGAAGAACAACCATTGGATCATGCTGAGCGCTACGCCTGGAGATACTTGGAAGGACTATACCGCTGTATTTGTGGCTCGGGGCTTTGTAAAGACATTTACCGAGTTTGACCGTGAGTATTGTATTGTGACTCGGTGGGGTGGTTTTCCTAAAATTGAGGGCTACAGGCACGTTCAGCGCCTTGAGAAGTGGCGGGATGATGTTTTAGTCGACATGCCTTTTTCAAGGCGTACAACGCGCTGTGAGAGGCGAATTTGGTGCCATTTTGAGGCTTCTGTGTATCAGGAGGCTTTTAAGAAACGTGTGGTGCCTTGGACAGGGGAGCCTATGAAGAATGCTGCGCAGCTTGGGTATGTTTTGAGGAGGGTTTGTGGGACTGATAAGAGTCGTATTGACGAGTTTCAGAAGCTTTGGGAGAAGCATCCACGGTTGATTTGTTTTTACAACTTTGATTACGAGTTGGAGATTTTGCGAGAGACTTGCAGGGATGTTTTGAAGGAGTGGAACGGTCATAAACACGAACCGGTTCCTGAGGGAGATCGGTGGGTGTATGCGGTTCAGTATACTTCTGGGTCCGAAGGGTGGAATTGTATTGCGACGGACACGGTTGTGTTTTGGTCGATGCCTTATTCTTATAAGAGTTTTGAGCAAGCGAAGGGTCGTATTGACCGACTGGATACTCCATTCGAGACTCTGAATTACTATATTCTTTGTAGTAACTCTTCTATCGAGAGTGCAATCTGGGCCACTTTGAAGGAGAAGAAGAATTTCAACGAATGGGGGTTCTTGTCAGCACGTTTGAAGTACTTTGGAGAGGACCACTACGTTTTTGGAGGGCCCAAAAATCCAGTTTTTGAAAGTGGGTCTTGACCTTGGGTTATGGCCGTTTTTGAAATGGGCCAGTTTTCTGTGAACTTTTTGGCCCACCCTAAAAACATGCCTTGAGCTGGCTGTTTGTACCACTTTGGCCCATTATTATATA